TAATCGGATTAGTTCGTCGCGCTCTACCAAACCTAATGGCATACGACATCTGCGGCGTGCAGCCAATGACAGGTCCAACAGGACTTATCTTCGCAATGCGCTCACGTTATGCAGCTCAGAATGGTAACGAAGCATTCTACAACGAAGCAAATACCGTGTTCGCAGGAACAAACGGAAACGGCACAGTTGCAAATGCAATCGTATCACTCAGCCAAAACGTTGCAGCAATGACATTGGCAAACACTGGTACAGGTATTGCCACAGCAACTGCTGAAACACTTAACATGGCAAATATGGCGTTCTCAATCGAGCGCGTATCTGTCACTGCTAAGACACGCGGTCTACAAGCATCTTACACGATGGAACTTGCACAAGACCTCAAGGCAATTCACGGTCTCGACGCAGAAACAGAATTGACAAACATCTTGTCAACAGAAATTCTTGCTGAAATCAACCGCGAAGTTGTTCGTACAGTCTACGCAACAGCAAATGTTGGTATCGTAAGCACTGCAACAGCATCTTACAACCTATCTTCAACTGCTGATACAAGTGGTCGCTGGCAGGTTGAAAAGTACAAGTCATTGTTGTTCCGCATTGAACAAGCATCTAACAAGATTGCTAAGGACACTCGTCGCGGAAAGGGCAACCTCCTCATCGTTTCAACCGATGTGGCTTCAGCTCTTGCAATGACAGGTCTTCTTGACTACAACTCAGCACTATCAAACAACACAAACCTAACTGTTGACGATACAGGCAATACCTTCGCAGGTACGCTATTCGGACGCATCAAGGTCTATGTTGATCCATATTCTGTAACAGGAAGTGACTATGCGGTTGTTGGATACAAGGGCTCATCACCATATGATGCTGGCTTGTTCTACTGCCCATACGTTCCACTACAGATGGTACGTGCTATCGACCCAGACAACTATCAGCCAAAGGTTGGATTCAAGACACGCTACGGCATGGTCTCCAACCCATTTGCTGGCGGTACAAACACCTCACTCGCAGGTGCTTTGACAACAGACACTAACGTGTACTACCGTAAGTTCGAAATTCTAAACATCAATCAATAATTGATATTAGAAAGGGTTTGCCAACTTACTAAAAATAATAAGGCAAAAGAACTGGGGGGAGTCGAAAGACTCCCCCTTTTTTATTTCCCTAAATAAATATTAGCGGAGAATGAAATGACAGCACTTACAAGAAACCCAATCAATACAAGTTTACTGCAAAGCACCAAATTTCGTTTGGTGTTTGATCGTCTGCCTGTAGTAACTTATTTTTGCCAGACGGCAAATCTTCCTGGAGTTTCCGTTACAGAAATTCCAAGATACACACCATTTGTTGAATTGTATCATCCAGGAGAGAAATTAATGTATGATACGTTCAACATTACATTTCTTGTAGATGAGGATTTGCGTGGGTGGAGAGAGATTCATGATTGGATGCGTGGAATGACATTCCCAACCAATTTTGATGAGTATAAAAATCTGTCAAGAAGATTTCCAGGGACAACGCTACCAACGTTCTCAAAGAACATTCCTGCATACTCTGATGCAATTCTTACAATCTTCTCAAATCAAAACAACCCACAATTTCGCGTGAAGTTGATTGATATGTTTCCCGTAAATCTTGGCGGTCTTTCATTTAATGTAAGCGATTCTGCAGAGAATACAATCACAAGTGATGCTACGTTTCGATTCTCTTATTATGACTTAGATATTATTTAAAGTATCCCGATCAAACCAGACATACTGGATTATACAGCAGAGTCAACCAAGAAACAACTCTTGGTAGTAGTTGCCTTTTTCATTGAGATGTAGTAAATTATACGCATTCCCACTAACATATTTTGCGTATGAAAATAGAAACACCACCCCTTGAAGAATTGATGTTGCAATGGGAGAAAGACTCCAATGTTGACACAACAGAGCCAGGAAAAGAAATCCTTCGCATTCCATTACTTCACAACAAGTATAACAAATACTTGTCCTTGCACAATTTGTCTGCAAGGCGAGTTGCTCTTGAGTATGATCGAATCAAAAAACTCAAGTGGATGTACTACACAGGAAAACTTGACCAAGAAGAGTTAGACAAACTTGGTTGGGAACCATTTCGATTTACTTTGAAATCAGACATCTCTGTTTATCTTGACGGCGATGATGATCTAAACAAACTCAAGCGCAAGAAAGCCTATCACGAAGAGGCTGCAAACTTTTGTACTAATGTCATGAAGGAATTAAACAATCGTACATGGCAGTTGAAAGAGTACATGGGCTGGGAGAAATTCATTCAGGGTTCTCGATGATTGAGCATGTCGTTGTTGAAAAAATAGATAATATCTATGTTCAGGTTCATGCTGAAGATTCTATTCTTCAGGAGATGTCTGAGTTCTTCACCTTTTCGACTCCAGGGTATCAGTTCAGCCCAGCATTTAAGAGCCGACATTGGGATGGAAAGATTCGTCTACTTAATTTACGCACGAAACAAATTTATGCTGGTCTTGTTGGCTATATAAAGACTTTCTGCAAACAACGTAACTATACCTTTGAGGTGTTAGATGAAGACAAGGAAGTCTACCCGATCGACACGAAAAATCTTGCGAGTGCTCTCTCCCTTCCATTGGAGCCAAGAGATTATCAGTTACTGGCGTCTAGCGTCGGACTTACGAAAAAGAGAACTGTACTCATTTCACCTACCGCGAGTGGAAAATCGTTAATCATTTATATGATGATTCGCCACTTGTTAAACAGTGGCAAAAAACGAGGATTGCTTGTTGTCCCCACAATCAATCTCGTCACGCAGATGCATTCTGATTTTAAGAATTATTCTAGCAATAATGGCTGGGATGTAGAGAAGTATTGTCAAAAGATTTATGGTGGTGAAAGCAAGATTCCAGATAGTGATCTAGTTATTTCTACATGGCAGTCAATCTACGACATGCCAAAGAAATACTTTGCGCAGTTTGATTTTATTATTGGTGACGAAGCGCATACGTTTAAAGCCAAGTCATTGACAAGCATCATGACCAAACTTATCAACTGCGATGTACGCATTGGCACAACAGGAACATTGGATGATAGCAAAGTGAACAAACTTGTTCTAGAAGGTTTGTTTGGTCCTGTGTTTAAGGTAATTTCTACAAAAGAATTGATTGATCGCAAACAACTTGCTAATTTTAATATCAAATGCATCATCCTCAAATACCCAGAGATTGTTTGTAAAGCAGTCAAGGGATTTACCTATCCTGATGAAATGAATTTCCTTACACAAAACGAAAGTAGAAATAATTTCATTCGCGATCTTGCAGTAAATCTAAAAGGCAACACTCTAATCTTGTTTACATACGTCGAAAAACATGGTAAGATTTTATTTGATTTAATCACAGAAAAGGTAGAGAATAGGAAGGTATTTTTTGTTCACGGTGGAACAGAGGCAGAGGATCGTGAAGCAATTCGAGGCATTACAGAAAAAGAAAACGACGCAATCATTGTGGCATCATACGGCACATTCTCAACAGGTGTAAACATTCGAAACCTACATAATATTATATTCTCCTCTCCAACAAAGAGTAAGATTCGAAGTTTACAGTCTATTGGTCGTGTGTTGCGTCTTGGTGAGAATAAGGAAGCAGCAACTCTCTATGATATCGCTGATGATCTACGTTATGGTCCTTATACAAACTTCACACTGAAGCATTATGAAGAACGAGTGAAAATCTACAGCGAAGAAAAATTTCCTTTCACATCAAATAACGTAAGGATAAATTAATGACAGAATCAAAAGAACTAAAATTTGTTCGACTTCGATCAATCCCAGATGACTTGATTGGATATGTTACATACAAGGAAGAATGTCTTGTAATTGAACAGCCATTAAGAATTGAGATTGATACGATGTTCGATGAAGGTCGACAAATTCTTTCTATGCAAGAGTATCTTCCGCAATCTGTTATTGAGATTAAAGAAGTTGAATTCTATATGGAAGAGGTTTTATTCGCGACTCCTGTTCGTCAAGAGTTTATTGAACAATACGAATATGTTGCAGACTTTTTCTACAATAATAAAAGTAAACTCAAAGAACCTGTTAGAAAATATACAACATCAGAAGAACAAATTTCAGAAAAAGCAGAAAAGGTTGTATCAATTTTGGATGCAATGGCAAAAAAGGATAAAGGACCAGTACACTAATTATGGCAAAGAATCATTATATCAATAACAAAGATTTCCTCAAGGAAATGACTGCATATCGCACGTCAATTCGTAAAGCAAAAAGACTTGGGCAACCAAAACCACAGATTCCAAGATATGTGGCAGAATGCTTTATGAAGATCGCTGAGAATCTTTCACACAAACCAAACTTCTTGTCGTATACTTTTAGAGATGAGATGGTTGCGGATGCAATTGAAAACTGCGTAATGTATGTTGACAATTTTGATCCTGCAAAATCAAGCAATCCGTTTGCCTATTTCACTCAAATAACGTATTATGCATTCTTACGCCGCATTCAAAAAGAGAAGAAACAATTGTATGTTAAGTACAAGTCTACAGAAACTGCTGGAATCCTCGACGAGTTCGAACTCAACGAGAACGAGGATGGCACTTTTAGACAGTTTGAATTGTACGAAAACATTTCAGAATTCATTGTCAACTATGAGAATGCTCGAAAACAAAAGAAAGCAAAACGAGAAGGATTGGAGAAGTTTGTAGATGAAGATAGCAATTCTGGGTGATGCTCACTTTGGTATGAGGGGCGATTCAATCGCCTTTCACAATCATTATCGTGAGTTCTATACAAAAACCTTTTTCCCTTATTTGGTGCAAAATGGAATTACCACCATCTTTCAGTTGGGTGACTTATTTGATCGTCGGAAGTATATCTCTTTTCAGTCTCTTGCTCTTTGCCGTCGTTACTTTTTTGAT